TTCCGCACCACCACGTCAACCGTCACATCAGCAGTCACACCAGCAGGGAATGTGATGCCATACGTAGTCACAGACGCAGTCGCCTGCATCGCAAACGTACAGTCATGCACGAACGCCCTGTCGCCAGTTGCCGAGATCGACACGCCACGTCCACCTGCGGCAGGAGGAGCAAAGTGCAGATCGCTGATCTCAACATCAGCCGCCGAGACGGTGATGATAATGCCAGCCGTTTCTGTGCTGGTCAGCTGCGTCCGAAGACGCTTCGGTCCATTCGGTCCACGTAACCCGTTACCGTTCGAACGTCCACTCGGAATACCTGTAATGGTAATTCCGGCTTTGTTCGCCGTAATCGTAGACGTGACCGAGTGACTTCCAGGCAAGAGAACAATCACGTCACCTGCACTTGCAGACGCAAGCGCAATAGCCCTGTTCACTGTTCTCACAGCTCGCTCAGGAGACAGCCCATCGTTGTCGTTCGAAGCCGAGTATGTCTCACCTTCAACAACATACGAATCAGCTGGAGCAACCCAAAAATAGCGTCCTACCGTAGTCGGCAGTACACCCCAAAACGAACCATACTTCGTTAAATAGCTCATAGAACTCCTTGGCACGATTGTAGTTGCCCCCTCCAAGGCATGGTCAGTTGCGTACCCTCAACCCCACCTACTTTGTGTATGACTGATTGATGTCAGAACTGGCCCACTTCGGAGTCTTGGGAGACTTCTTCATGTTGTTCGGCACCGCTCTCGGTCTGTACTTCTTGACCGGCGTCATACGTTTTCTGATCTTAAACATAATGATCCTTTGGAGCACCTGGCATGGAATTGAACCTGCGACCTGCGGTTTACAAAACCGCTGCTCTGCCAACTGAGCTACAGGTGCTCAAAAGTTGTGGCTTACCGTCCGAGCTTAGGAGCTTTACCAGCTTTGAATCCGTACTTCTTGCCTCGGCCTCCATGCGGAACCTTTTTACGGGTAGCATGGGTGCTTCGCCATTCAGTACGAGAAAGCTTACGGTTACGCCATAACGGTTGTGTGAACAAGGGCATCACCCCCTTTCCTACAATGTCATGGCGTACCTCCTTTCTTTTAGGTAAGATTAGCTGACTTCAGATCCTGCAATCCATCTCCAGTTCATATAGAACCAGCTATAGCGGCAGTACGCTCTCCACTTCGCCACAAACGAATCGAACTCTTCGGCCTTGCCGAATTCCAGAGGAATACGGTCAAACCAAATCACCCACTTCTTCGCAGATCCGCTATCGAGCATGCACGTTTGCCCTCTATTCCTAGAGGCGTAGACTATATCATCCCTTTCGGGGAGGACGCTTCATCCTGTTATTAAGCATGCTGTAGCACGCTCAGGTAGTCGTTGCACCTTCCGAGGCTGTACTCGGCTTGGCTCAGGATTGCCCGTTCTGGGGTTCCCTGAATTCATCCTCTTTGCGAGTATATCTGTAAACAGGGCAACATACGCTTCTTCTTTTCCACGTATCCCGCAATGACAACGCTTACACAGCGTAATCATATTTGGAACATCCCAAAGTAAGTCTGGCTGCTTGCTTTTCTCTAGAATGTGATGCGCTTCCAACTTCACAATACTTGCACATAGCGAGCAACAATACCCATCGCGCTTCAGTACGTCTTTTCGAATACGTCTGTAACGAGAATTACACAGTTGATTAGCTAATGTGCTGTACGATCCGCCTTTCCAGTTTGGACCGCCTGAAGCAACATTGTGGACTGACATATACTTGCCCTTGCATGTAATGTCACAAAACCACACTTTGAAATCCCGTAATTGATACGGCCATTTCTTTGTTGTCTTCTTGCAGTACGAACAGTTTACGCGGCGAGTTGGAATTCCCATTTCGTATATACTGGGTCCATTGTGTTAAACCAGTTGTTGGTATCTTCCAGGTATTCCCAGTCCGTACCAGTCCACCGCCCGTTCCCCTGCGGGTTATAGGCGTTGTTCGCTGTGGTAGGTTCTTTCTGAGACTTGATGATCTCTTCCGCACGATCCTGCAACTCGATCGGATACACGAGCTTGTCAGGCATGATGGTAATCTTGTTACCGACATCACCACGGAACCCGCGCATCTGAGTCCGAAGGGCAGACACCGAGGTAGCAGACAAGCTGGCTACGCTCAAGTTATCAAACCCCACCGCAGTATTCACACCAGAAGCGGTTGTCGGATGGCTGTCAGAACAGAGAGCCACGGCTTCTGAGTTGTTGTAGAAGAACGAGTCGTTCACAAAGGCGTTGTTGAACAACCGAGCACCATGCCCCTGACGTGTCCTCTGATAGGAGTTCGCCAGTGCCGGACTCTGCCGTTCCCAAATGCCATGACGATCATCGTCATACATCTTCCGTGTGACCTGGAACCCGTTGGTGAATTCACGGTGCTCCGTCACCACATCGTACCCTTGAGCCTGTGACTTATAATCAACGGCTCCGTTAAACTCAGTGAAATCACCGATCTCACCGACACCTGACCACTTCTCAAATGAATCCTTACTGGTTTCCATCGAGAAGAATTCTGCCAACCGATCAGGAAGTTGCTTCAATTCATCATAGAACAGTTTGGTCACTCTTTTGTCTAACAAGTCACCAAACGCGCCATGATCCATAGGCGTTGCCATATCTTACTCCTTCACTCAGCTTATGTAGTGATTCCGAAAATGTGATCCGTCAACACGAGATGCAAGGCTGAATTCGACCGGCCAAGCATGTCGATGTCAACCACCGACGCCACCGCACCAGTCACCGCCAACTCGCCACGGACATTCTTGAGATCCGTAGACATCGTGACGCAGGCACCTTTTGTTCCCACTGTGTAGGGGATCGTGATGTACTTGTCACCAACACGATTGGCTGCAAACGGCATAATGACCGTCACAGTCAGTGTTGTGGTTGTGCTCGTGATCTTGCGTGATGCCGAGGCATTGCTGCCAGAGGTATACCACACAGAGCCTTCATCCATATCCGGCGAAGACGGGTCCGTATCGCCAGTTGTACCCACAACAGTCAACCCGTTCGAACTTGCGGTACCAACTGTCCGCAACTCAAGAGCTGCATTCGCAGCAGAACCCACAAGCAATGCCTTAAACACCGCATCGGGGTTCACAACCACAGACTGCGTATACTCAGGATTGCCCTGAGTCGTGCTGTACGTGATCGGACTACCCTGTGACACGCTGGCATCCATCGTGACACCGACAACATCAGTAAACGCAGTCGTAGTAGATGTGCTCAAACCTGTTGCGTTCGCAGCCGCTACCACCACGACGATACCAGCGGCATGACCCGCTGCCATCTTGTACTTCTTGATCGTCGGAGTTCCACCACCTAACAAATATCCTAATTCCATTGTATTCTCCAATTACACGCTTCGTAGGACCGTGCTTACGTCCCAAAGCCATCTTTCCGAATTTTGTTCCAGAAGGATGTTTTCTCTGCTCTCCGATGTGCCGCTGTCGATCGAACCGAGGTATACGTCTCTTCATAGAAGTATGCCTTACATCGAGGATCGAACGTATCACACCCATCGCATTTCGCTTGTACCACAGGAAATTCCTTCTCCTGTATGTACCCCAACCGCCCTGGGTTGAACTTATGCTGACAGAATGAACAGAGTGTCACAACCTTCTTCAACGCGCAGAGATCATGGACCCAGGAACCTGCGGTCATCGCGTAGTTCTTCCCTGGAGCTTCCATGTCCTTTGCACGTTCGTTTTTTGTGTACTCACGTTTGACACAGATTTCCATTACATCTCCTATCGGCTACGCCCAGGTGGGACAAACTTGATTTCATCGACGACTTCCTTCCACCCACCTTTGTACCGACCGGCCTTCATCATCTTGCGATAATGCTCGACCTGTGTCTTGGTCAATCCATCAAGGATCGCTTGATCAGGATTCTTTGACGGGGGTGGGGGATTTCCTCCACCGACGCCTTGGTGAGTTTCAGTCTTCAAGGTTGCCTTCCTTTGGAACGAGTCGAGAGGCCCATAGACATTACGCAGGGCAATAGCTTGAATACCTTTCCGTTGAAGGTCAGACAGGTTCGCTGGATTCAGACCTTGAGTGGACGCGACCCAATCAAATTCTTCATCCAACCGCTGGCGTTCTGCGGATTGTTCGTTCAGCACTTCAGGCTTGGCAGAGATGTACGAGTTGATCGTTTGATCCAATCGCTGTGTCTGTGTCAAGGTCTGAGTCCGTGCATCCTGACGAGCGTCTACTTCTTTCAAGACGTTCTTTCGAATGACGGATTCACGATGAGCTTCGGCGTCAGCACGAGTAATCCTGCCAGAGGCGATAAAGCCTTCAAGTTGTTCCCAGGTGTACTCGGTCTCTTCGGTCGTCGGCTGCTGGCCTTTGACTAGGATCTCTAGCTTGGCTTCCGCAGCAATCAACCGTTCACGAAGCTCTGCGGCTTCACGTTCAGCTTGCTTTCCCTTTGCGTAGACTTGCTCAAACCGTTTACCCCCAGGCGTAAGAGGATGCGGCACAGGCGTCTTGGGTTGTGGCTTCTCATCTAGTGTCGGTGGTTCAAGTTCTTCAGGAATCACCGGCTCGTTCAGATCTTCCACTAGTTCAGATTCAAGCTTGCTGTCATCTGGTTTTACTTCTAATTCCATACATCTCCTGCGTGGTTAGGTACCACGAAACCGGCAGGGAAATATTCCCTGATTAGTTGACTAAATTCGACTTTGGCTGTTCCTCGTTAATGATACTTTGCGGGACACCTGCCAAGTCGGTAAGAATAGCGACGATACCTTTGTTGAAATAAAACTCTCCTTGTTTGACGTGTAGCATCTTATCATCAAAACACATCGCCATTTCGAGTGCAATCTTGACACATCGACCATCATGCTCTTCGATCTTCGCCGCAATATGCCTGAGCATCTTATCCAAGCGAGGATCACCAGTCTCCTTCGCAATCTCGACTTGCTGGAGCAACGGCTTGGGTTGCTGTGCTTCTTGCTCCTCGTTGACCTTCCCATCTACATACCTCGTCGATCGTGACTGGGAAAC